GCTCCAGTTTTCGTCTTGGTCGGCCGGTCAGGCTCTCACTGCCCTGACCGCCGGCCAGACGGGCTACAGCAGCAACGCCATCGACATCTACGCTGGCGCCGTTGCTAACACCGGCTCGCTGACCTCGGCCACCTACCAGGGTGCAGCCGCCCCCGTCGTGTTCAACAATGTTTCCGGGTCGGTCCTTTCGGCGGATTTGGGCATTGGCGATGGCGTGGTTCCGCCGACCGTGCAGGTAAACGTGTTCACCACGTTCACTGCCGCCAGCGGTTCTCCGACCCTGACGGTCAACCTCTATGGCGCCATCGACAACGGCAGCTATGCCGCTGGCACCGCTACCCTGCTGTATACGTCGGCCGCGATTGCCACCAGCAATCTGGTCAACAACTACAGCGCCTCGAACCCCTCCGGTTCGGGCACGGTGTTACAGTTCCCGATCCCCCCGCGGGTTCCTGGTGAGGCGAAGCCCCGCTTCTACTACCTCACATACACGCTGGGTGGGTCTGGCACTTGGTCGGCTGGCGCTGTGGCTGCCGGTATCGTGCTCAACCCGCCGTCGAGCCTCACCGGCTCTAACATGGCGATCAACTACTAATCCTGGCGGGGGAGGCTTCGGCCTCCCCTTCCTCTTTAATGGAGCCTGAAATGGCGGAATACCTGCCGATCCCGAACGATGTCCCGGTCTATCGGCTGCTGGAGCAGTTCTATGCGCCGAATGATACTATGTATGATCCCGGCGAGATTATCGAATACACCGAAGAGCCGAACACCGACATGGAGCCGCTGAATGAGCCGGCCCGCGTCGCTATGCGTAGCCTCTACGAGCGCCTGGAGACTGAGGCGAAAGAACTCGCCCGCCTCGCTGGCAAGCCGTACCGCGGCCTTCCTAAGAATTTTGACGACACCATGGACTTCGCCCGCGCCTCTGCGCGCAAGGTTGAGGTTGTCCACGGTGATGGCGGTCTCCCGGTGATGGGCGCCCGCAAGGATGTGACCAGCGTCCGTTCTCTCGGCTCCGACGACAAGGACGGAGAACCGTTTGTTGGCAATGCGCCGCCCCGCCGCCGCCCTGTGGCGCTGTCCAAGGTTGAGCGGGGGGCGGCCGTATGATCCGCGCTCTCTTCGCCCTTGGCCTCCTGCTGGCGCCTCTGACGGCCCAGGCGCAGCAAGCAGCGATTCCGCAGCAGCCTGGCTACCTGACCATCACTGGTTGCCCGAGCACGGCCTTGACGCCCTGCTTCATCGCCTTCTCGCCGGCCACGGCCGCGCATGTGATCTCAGGCGCCTCGACCAACTCCACCAGCGTCAAGGCATCGTCCGGTTCGCTGTATGAATTGCTGGCCACGAATACCAACGCCACCACCGCCTACGTCAAGCTCTATGACAAGGCGACGGCCCCGACCTGCAACAGTGACACGGTTCTGCATACCCTTCCGGTGCCGCAGAACAACACGGTGCAAGTAGTTCCGCCATTTGGCATGGCGTTCACCAACGGCATTGGCCTGTGTATCACTGGCGGCATTGCCGACAATGACAATAGCAACGCCACGACGGGCATCACCGTCAACGTGCTTTACCGCTAACCTCAAGGAGTTCCAGACGATGGCTTCCAAGGCTGCCCGTCTTTATGACCATACCCCCTCTATCGGTCAGGACGACGCCGGCAAGCCCACCGTCGTGCGCCCCTCCGACACCCAGCAGGCTGCCCAGGTCGATGAAGGCGAGGAGACCGTCAACCCGGCGGAAATCCACGCCCGGCATCAGGCCGAGATCGCCGAGATGCACAAGCGACATCAGACCGATCAGAAGGCGATTCACAAGCGCCACGAGGAAGAACTCGGCGCCAAGAAGTAATCACACCGCGCCACGAGGCGCCCAACTGATGGAGTAAAAAATGGCCCTCACTGGCAATGAAGTACTTCATGTTCAGGGATTGGATGGTGCGTCCCATCCCGCCGCGACCACTCAGCAGATCACCGTTAAGAACATTGCCGATTACACGGCTGGCACCGCGAACGAAAGCCCGACGTTCGTGAACGCCACGTTGACCGGCCTGCTCTACGAATCCTCGACCACCGGCACGGCCGGCATTTCCGCGCTGTCAACCAGTCAGGTGTCGGCGATTACCAACTCCCTTGTCGCCAAGGAACTGAACCTCGTCGCCACGACCACCACGAACGGCGGCATTGCGCTCCCGGCGTCGGCGCCGGGACTGACGATCATCGTCGAGAACGCCACGACTTCGCCGATCACTGTTTGGGGCAGCGGCACCGACACCATCAACGGCGTTGCTACCGCGACTGGCGTCCAGCAGATGGCCGGGTCGGTTGTGCTCTATACCTGCTACTACACTGGCGCGTGGTTCGCCAACGGCCTTGGCACCGGGTATTCCGGCTCTCTGGAGACCGTATCAAACGGCAGCTACGTCGCCGCCGGCACTTCGGCGTCTACCGCCACCACCATCAGTACCATGCAGGCGATCATTACCGGCGGCACGCAGGCCGTCAGCCTCCCCACTGCCTCCCCCGGCACGATGATCACCGTCGTCAACAATTCCGGTGCGTCGGTCAACGTCTACGCCCCTGTTGGCGGGTCGATGAACGGCGTGTCGGTCACGAACACTGTCGGGTACTCCGCGCTGACCAACAACACCATCGGCCTGTTTGTCACTGCGTCCGGTGGCACCAGCGCCTACTGGAACAAGTAAGCCAGGGCGGGGGCTTCGGCCCCCTCCTATTTCTGTTCTACCGATAGGAGTTCCCATGACTGTCCTTCCCAACATGAAGAGCCTACAGTTTCAGGACGGCGAGATGGACCCGACTGGGATTTCTCCTATCTGCTCCGGCACAAAATTCCCGTTTGGTATGACGCTGTCGATGTCGGAGCGCGAACTCAACATCGCCAACCTTGGTGGTGCCGAGGTCGCTCCCGGCACTCTGCTGCATCTGCACATTATGGCCGAGGTCACGTCTGTGTCGAAGCGGGCCGGCACTGGGGACGGCAAGCGCGTCGAGATGCAGGTCACTCACATCTGCACCGAGGACGAAGACAACGAAGAGGGGCCTGACGGTGACGAGGTTGCCGACGCCCATGAGGCCAAGCCTTCAATGTTCGACAAATGGAAAACCGCTCGCTGAGAGGTTGACCAATGGCAACCCAGATTGACCTGGTAAACCGCGCCCTCCTCCAGATCGGTGCGCGGGCACAGGTCTCCTCGATCACGCCTTCGGACGGCTCCACCGCCGCCGACGCCGCGTCGGTCCTGTTCTCCCCGACCTTCCAGCAGCTCGCCCGAGCGGCCAACTGGAACTGCCTGCGCAACCAGGCTGCGCTGTCCCTGCTCCAGGCTGCGGCTGGGGCGCCGGAGAACATTGACGGCACTTCGCTGCCCGTAACGGCCTCCCCGTGGCTGTACGGCTATGCCCTGCCGTCTGACTGCCTCCGGGTGCGCCAGATTCTGCCGCAGTACACCGGAACCGGCCTCGCAAGCACCCTCACCACATTCAACAATCTGGCGCCGACCATCATCCCCAATGGCGGCGCTGTGCCTTTCGCTGTGGCGTATTCGACCGATGGCGATGGCAATCCCATTCAGATCATCCTGACCAACCTCTCGAATGCCCAGATCGTCTACACGGTCGACTGCGAGAATCCGACGATGTGGGACGCCTCTTTCCAGGCGGCGTTCGTCTCGTCCTTGGCGGCCTTCCTGGTCCCGGCTCTCTCGCTCAACCTGCCGATGATGCAGATGTCAATCCAAGTCGCCGAGGCGGCCATTGCCCGCGCTAGGGCTGCGGACGGCAACGAAGGCGTCACCTGCATGGATCACCTCCCTGACTGGCTTGTCGCTCGCGGCGCCGGCAACTGGGTGACTGGCTACAGCGCGGCCTATTCCGCTCCCTACGACAACGTCGCCTGGCCGGGATAATCCAGCATGGCATCGACCAGCATCCAGACGGCATTTGCCTCGGGCGAGATTTCTCCGTCCCTGTGGGGGCGCATTGATCTCGCTAAGTGGCACACGGCTGCCTCGACGATGCGCAATATGTTCGTGTCGTATCGCGGTGGGGCATGCTCTCGGGCTGGCACGGCCTACGTCGGCATGTGCAAGCAGGGCGCTCCGAACGTTGGCGGCTCTGCGACCAGTAACCCGCCTCGTGACATTCCGTTCCAGTTCAGCCTTCGGCAGGGCTATGCGCTGGAGTTCGGCGACTACTACATGCGGGTGAAGTACCAGGGCGCTTACGTCACTGAGCCTTTTGTCATTACGAGCATCAGCCAAGCCAACCCAGTTTCCGTCGTTTGCCCGACGCAGAATGCCCATGGCACTATTGTATTTTCGGCAGTTCCCAGTGTTGGCGATACGCTAACAATCAACGGCGTTGTGTTTACATTTGTCGGGAGTTATTCTGCAGACCAGTATAAGATATTTTCCATTGCTGGAGACCTTGTTGCCACATTAAGCCAGATAAAGGCAAAACTGAATGCCTGCTCAAATGGCTCTGTAAATGTTGCGGCCTACACGACTGACTATGTGCAAACAGTTACCATTACTTATAACACTGGCGGTGCTGGCGGCAACGCCTTCACCCTGGCTGCCAGCAACGCCACAGTTAGCGGAACAACCCTGACCGGCGGCGGCGCTGGGTCTATTGCCACGGGCGATTGGCTGTATTTCAGTGGCGTCGGCGGAATGACGCAGCTTAACAACCGCACGCTAATCGCGACCGGGGCGTCTACGGTCGGCACTGCCACCTCGTTCAACCTGACCGACCTGTTCGGGACTTCCATTGACACCACATGGTATTCCCCATTTACGTCTGGCGGCACCGTCAATCGCATCTACACCCTGACGACGCCGTGGGCGGCGGTTGATCTCCCCTATCTCAAGTTCACGCAGTCGGCCGACACCATGTCGCTGTGCTGCGTCAACCAGGAGGCCGGCGTCGAGTATCCGCCATATGACCTGGTGCGCAACGGCGCAACGGATTGGGCGCTGACGCAAACGTCCTTTGGCACGGCTATGACCGCCCCTACTGGGTTAACTGCGACGGCAACCAGTTCTACGACGAAGAGCACATACTATAGCTACGTCGTGACTGCGGTCAGTTCCACGGGAGAAGAGAGCGTCGCATCATCTGCCGTGAGCGTCTACAATAATGACATCGCTGTCTATGCCGGAAGCAACGCGCTTTCGTGGACTGCGGTCACTGGGGCGGCTTGTTACAATGTTTACAAGGCAACCCCGAGTTACAGTGTCGCTGTTCCTGTTGGTGTAATGTATGGCTTCTGTGGCAAGTCCCCAGGCCCCGACTTCACCGATACCAACATCACCGCCGACTTCTCGAATGTTCCGCCGTTGGCGCAGAATCCGTTTTCCCGCGGGCCGATCACTCAGGTTACTCCAACGGCTCAAGGAACCGGGTATTCGCAGACTGGGGCAAATGCCATTGGCTATGCGGTGACAACGTCAACCGGATCAGGATTTGCTGGGACTCCGATTGTCCGCAACGGCAAGTTCACGGGGTTCTATATCCAGAACGGCGGGCAGAATTATGCCTCGACCGACACCATAACGATCCTGCCCCAATCGGGAACGCAGGCAACCTGCAATCTGACCTGGGTTGATGACGGCAGTGGTCAGGGCACTTATACCCTGACGGCTGTTACCATGGTCGCGCATGGCACCGGCTACACATCCGGCACCGCTGGGTACAAGGTCACGACCTCGACCGGCAACGGCATTGTCCTCACCCTGACCGTGACCGCCGGGCAGATTGCCTCTGTCGCTGTAAACAGTGGCGGCTCTGGATACGCGAACACCGACACCGTCACCTTTACCGGCGTCGGCAACTATGGGTCTGGCGCCACGGCGTCTCTGACTATCGGAAAATCAGCCGGAACCTATCCCGCCGTCGTCGGGTATTTCCAGCAGCGCCGAGTCTACGCCGACACGCTGAACACGCCTGACACCTACTACATGAGCCAGCCTGGCGCTTATAAGAACTTCGATTCCGCCATCCCCACGTCTGACGCTGACGCCATCACGGGAACCCCGTGGGCGCAGCAGATCAACGGCGTGCAGTGGATGGTGCCGATGCCTGGCGGCTTGGTTGTGCTGACTGGCAAAGGCGCTTGGCAGCTTTCTGGCGGCTCCTCCAACGCCATTACTCCAGCCGATCAGTTTGCATCGCCGCAGGCATATAATGGGTGCTCGGCAACGATACCGCCTATCGCAATCAACTACGACATCATGTATGTCCAAGCGAAGGGCAGTATAGTTAGAGACTTGGCGTACAATTATTTTGTCAATATTTATACCGGCACGGACGTAACAGTGATGAGCAATCACCTGTTTTCCGGTCGTGAAATTGTGCAATGGGCCTATTCGGAAGAGCCAGACAAAATCATCTGGTGCATCCTCGACAACGGCACCGTTCTTAGCCTGACCTGTCTCAAGGAGCAGGACATCTATGGCTGGGCGCGCCATGACACCTTTGGTCTGTTTCAGGGTGTTTGCAGCATCACAGAGCCTCCCATCGACGCGGTTTACTTCATCACCAAGCGGTATGTCCGCGGCAACTGGGTGTACTACTCGGAGCGGATGGATGACAGGTTCTGGCAGTCGCCCGAGGATGCGTGGTGCGTTGACTGCGGCCTGTCCTACCCCCAGACCAATCCAGCCGCTTCCCTGACCGCCTCTGCGGCGTCTGAGACCATTACCCTGACCGCCTCCTCCTCGGTGTTCAGCGTCGGCGATGTCGGCAGTGTGATCCGCATGGGCGGCGGCATCATGACGATCACCGCCTACACTTCCGGCACCGTCGTCACGGCCTCGGTGACGCAGGCCATTACCGAGACGGTACCGAACGATCCCAACAATACGCCCATTCCCGTTGCCTCTGGCGCGTGGTCGATCTCGGTTCCCACCTCGACCGTGACCGGCCTCGACCACCTGGAAGGGCTGACGGTGTCGATCCTGGGTGACGGCAACGTGATGCCTTCGCAGACCGTCACTAACGGGGCGGTGACACTGCCTCACCCGTGCTCGGCCATCACCATCGGCCTGCCGTTTACGGCCCAGCTCCAGACTCCATATTTGGAACCGCCCGGGCAGCCGATGACTTCGCAGGGCAAGCGCAAGTCGATTACCGCTGCCACCATCCGCGTTGAGGCAAGCCGCGGGTTCCAGGTCGGAACCAATCAGGCGGATTCCTCGATCCTGGCGGGCATGCCTCCGCAGACATGTGGCGCATCCACCGGCATGAAGGAGCGCAAGGAGCGCGGCGGCTTTTACCTTGCCGGCCAGCCCTTGCCGCTCTTTACCGGCGACGCCCGCGTGCTGGTCCCGAGTGACTGGCAGACCAACGGTCAGGTGGCGGTTCAGCAGACTTACCCCCTCCCCCTGAACGTCCTGGCGGTGATCCCCGAGTGGACGGTTGGGGATTCTCCGGGGTGAGATACACCATTGAGCCGGCCACCGACGCGCATATGAACAACATGGCGCCGAGAATGCGCGCCAAGGACGTGGCGGAAGTCGCGGCGGTTGGACTGTCGCCTCACCGTGCTTTGCGGGCTTCCATGCGCCGCGCCGTGTGGGCGAAGGCTGCCGTTGCGGAGGATGGCAACGTAATCGCCATGTGGGGCCTGGGCGGCGCTCTAATGGGCTTACAGGGCATCCCCTGGCTGTTGACCACTGCGCTGGTCGAGCGGGTGCCGCTTGAGTTCATGCGCCGGGCCAAGGCCGAGCTGGGGCTGATGCTGGAAATGTACCCGGTGCTGGTCAACCACGTCGACGCCAATTACCGCGAGGCCACCGGCTTCCTGCGCCTGCTGGGGTTCACCATCGGTGAGCCTGAACCGTTCGGACGCAAGGGCGCGCTGTTCCGCCGGCTTGAGATTCGGAGAGGGTAGCGATGGGATCAATGATGGATATGGGAATGGGGCTACTCCCCAACCCAGCAATCCCAACCCCGCTTCCCCCGGCCTTGATGCCCATGTTGCCTGGCGGCAAGGTTGTTCAGCAGATCGCCAACCCCTCCGGCGCGCTGCTGAACGCCGCGGTCGGAACTCGGAAGGCGGGGGTCATGGTTGACCCAATGGGCATCATGCCGAATACGACCGGCACCCTCTTAGGGCAGCAAGGCACAGCCGGTCCTGGCGCTGCATACAACGCGGCGTCTCAACAGCAAGGGACGAGCGGATGGTTGAAATAAGGAAATGCGACCTGTCGGAGATAATCGACAACGCAAATTTCCAATCACTGGTAAAGGAATACGCGGAAGAGGCTACAATAGCCGGGTTCCCTCCGGTTGATGACAAATTGAAGCTGTATCCAACGTTGCAGCGGACAGGAATGTTTCAAACGATTGGTGCGTTTCTCGGTGATAAACTGGTTGGGTTTGTCGCTGTGCTAACACCAATTGTTCCTCACTATGGCGTTGTCATCGCCGTGACCGAAAGCCTGTTTGTCGGCAAGGTATATCGCAGGACGGGCGCCGGGTTGAAACTGCTTCGCGCTGCTGAAATGCACTCGATTGATGCCGGGTCGCCGATGCTGACGGTGAGCGCGCCAAGCGGCGGCGTGCTTGCCGAGGTGCTGCCGAGGCTAGGCTACCGTGAAACGAACCGCTCCTTTGTGAAGAGTGCCCGCGCATGAATGATCTGGCGATCAAGATCGAATCCATGACCCCGTCTGCCATCGACTTGGTCCGGCAGCTTGAGATTGAAGTGCTCAAGCTCCCCCAGGTCGAGATTGCCACGCAGCACGCCTTCCATGCTGGAATGTATGCAAGGACGCTGATGGTCCCGGCTGGTGTTGTCCTAACCGGCGCGCTGATGAAGATACCGACCATCCTGATCCTCTCCGGTGATGCGGTTGTCTACACTGACAAGGGCGCTGTCAGGATGACCGGATACAACGTGCTGCTGGGGTCGGCTGGGAGAAAGCAGGCGTGCATGGCGCTCACTGACACCTACGCAACGATGCTTTTCCCCTCGAATGCCAAGACCATGGACGAAGCCGAGGCTGAGTTCACCGACGAAGTCGATAAGCTATTCTCGCGCAAAGACGGCGCGAAAAACTCTTTTGCTGTGGAGGACTAGCCATGTCTGGTGGGACTTCGGCAGCAGCCGCAACAGCAACGCTTGGAAGTGTTGCTGCTGATACGGCGCTTGCGACCGGCGTCGGAATAGCGTCTACAACAGGCGTTGCCACATCAACTGCCCTTTCTGCGGGGGCGCTGGCCGGGTATGGGGGAATGTCTCTTGGCACCCTGGGCATGATTGGGTCTGTTGCCTCCGGCCTCATGGGTGCCATGGGGGCCAACAACACCGCCGCCGCCCAGGAGGCCGCAGCTCGGTATCAATCCGAGATCGCCGGCAACAACGCCATCATCGCCAAGCAGAATGCCACCTGGGCCGGGCAGGCCGGGGGGCAGCAGGTCGAGCAGAAGCAGATGCAGACCCGCGCGAAGGTCGGGGCGATCATGGCGTCTCAGGGCGCCAACGGCCTGGATGTCAACTCCGGGTCCGCTCCAGCAGTGCGCATCTCGGCGTCTGATGCCGGGCGACAGGACGCGCTGAACATCGCATCAAATGCAGCGCGCACGGCCTACGGCTACCAGGCGCAGGCGACTTCCTACCAAGACCAGGCGGGGCTGTACGCCATGGAAGCCGCGAACGCCCCGGCTGCCGGGGTGATCGGCGAGACGAGTTCCCTGCTCGGCGGCCTGAGTAGCGCCGGCAACATGTATACGAACTGGCAGTCTAAAAACAGCGTCAACCCTCTATCGCAGGGCTACTAAATGACCTCTCGCCCCGCCAGCGTAGACTATCAGCCGTTCTCGACGGTGCAGGCCGACACGCGCCAGCCCGAGAACGACTACATGAACGTGCATGCAGACCCCGCCATGTTTGGCGGCTTGGTCGGTCAGGCCGAGGAGAAGTCGGCAGAGCGCGGCATGCAGACGGCGCGGGATACGTTCGATACGGCGACGCACGTCCAAGACCTACATGACCAAGTGGTCACGGATGATATGCGAACGAAGATATATGGCGATCTGAACAAGGTTATCTATGGCGACCCGACAAAGCCGTTGACGGATGCCAACGGTCAGATAGTTAAAGGGCCAGACGGCAATCCGAAATACGATATGGGATATATGGGCCTAACTGGTCAGGATGCGCTGAATGCTCGGGCGGGTATTCAGGCAAAAATGCAGGCGACGGTAGATCAGTACAGTCAGGGGCTTACCGTCCAGCAGCGCAAATACTTTACCGATAAGATTCAATCCCGCTTGGAGCGGTTCAGTCTTGAGATTGGCTCACATGCCGAGGGTCAGGCGCAGAACTATTACAAGTCCGTCGTTGCAGGGATGGCCGACCATACCGCCAACGAACTCGGCCTGCACTACATGGACGATAAACTATGCGAAGACCTACAACATGATTACCGCGACGCCGCAGTTAAAAAGCTCCAGATTGAAGGCAACGGCAACAATTCGGCGCTCGTGACTCAGGCGATAGCTGATGCTGACCGGGACTTCACGGCCAAGCGCATCGAGTTCATGGCGGTGAAAGACCCGACCAGGGCGGCGGCGCTTCTGGATAAGAATAGGGGGTTCCTTGGCTCAAGACTTCCCGAGCTTGAGGAAAAGGTCGCGATGGGTTCCTCTACACAGTACGGGCAGAGCGACGGGCGCGCCGGGGCTTTGGGGCTACCATCTGCGGGCAGTGTTAGCGCCACCCAGGCCCGCGACTTCTTCATCAGCAAGGGATGGTCTCCGGAACAGGCCACCGGCATTGCAGCCAACATTCATGCAGAGAGTGGCGGCAACCACACCCTCGGCACCAGCGACGGCGGCAAGGCTTACGGCCTCGCGCAATGGCACCCTGATCGTCAAGCAGACTTCCAAGCCTGGGCTGGGCACGACATCAGGTCGTCCACGCCTCAAGAGCAGATGGAGTTCATGCACTATGAGATGACGCAGGGGAAGGAGAAGGCTGCTGGAGATGCCCTGCGGAGCGCCAAGACGGCAGGCGAGGCTGCGGGCGTTGTCTCGCGCCAGTATGAGCGGCCGAAAGATGCGGAAGGTCATGCTGCGCATCTTT